GTACCACTCATCATTACTTTCAGTGCATCCTTAATGGCCTTACGACAAGGTGCAGGTGTGGATGATTTAACGGCTTCAATACCCATGATCTTGAGTTTAGGTTCTGCATAACGCACACCTTCACTGTCCCACACATTCAAGATGTACCTTTTCTTTGCAGTCCAGATACCACGATCAGCGATGTTCTCACGTTTCATGAACATCTTTTGATCGTATGCGTTTACATACGTTGCCAGAGTTTGGTAACTCTTTTCAATGAATGGTTCAACTTGTTCTTCACATGCTTTATTGAGGAAGTCAACGACCTTTCCTTTATCAGATACTCCCTTAGGAAATACAAGATCAACAAGTGGACCAAGATGTAGATAGATACTATCAGTATCAGATGCGATAACATAATCTATATTATCGGTTTTGAGTATTTTATTTAGATACTCGTTCATCTTGTTTTCAATCCAACGAATAGAAACCTGACCACTGAGAGTAATGGCTTCTGCGTTGGCAAGTTTGTAATAACGGAAATATTGGTTACCGATGGCACCATAGGCAGAGTTAAGAGAAATCTTCTTAGCCATCTGGATGTTATTACATCGTGCAATCTCTTTCTGTAGTGCAATAGATGGGGACTTCTCATTCTCCTTCTTAGCCTGAATCATCTTCTTCTTGAAGATGACACGTTCATCATAATACTTCTGCATCAACTCAGGAAGAAATCCCTGTTCATCTTTGCGATACATTGCACCATTCGCACAAACTGCATAGTCTTTGTGCATCTCAAAGTTAATATCTTCACTCAAGATCCTTTCAACATTTGCAGTGGGATGTCTTTCTTCCAGGAGGGTTTCGGGTGAAATATTGTACTGCATAATAAGATGGGGATACAGGCTATTAAGGTCAAAACTAACCACCCAGTCATAACGCCCAGGAATCGGTTCCTTAACATACGCACCCGCGTACTTTTCATCCTTCTCACTCCTTTCTTTTGGAGGAATGACAATATCTTTCCTCTTAAGATAGTTATAAATGATGCAGTCCCAAAGTCGCACTTGGTAAAAAATATCTTGATAATTCACCTTGGCATCATAAGCCATGGTCAATGCAAGTTCGATCAACTTGAGTTTGTCCTCAAGTCGGTCTACCAATTCCACGTCAACAATATTATACTCAACAAACTTCTGCCAACCATTTGTGTAGAAGTCTTTGAATGTATCAAACTCACTGTGATCTAGTTTTTGTTGACCAAGTTCCTGTTGTGCAATATAGTCCAGACGGAAACTTTCTTGGTTAGGAGTACCAGGAGACCACCGATACAGACGCATATAATCCAGAACAGAAACACCACCAATATCCATGCAGATATTCTTACGGCCCTGTACAAACATCTCCTGTTGAGTGACAAGACCCCAAGGGGATAAACGACGCATCAGTTTCTCCCCCAGGATACGGTTGAGGCGTCCTGCAAGGTATGGAATATCGAAGAACTCACAGTTCCATCCAGTTACCACATCAGGAGTATGTTCAATCCACCACTGAATGAAGGCACTCAACATTGAATATTCATCAGGAAACTGACGATAATCAACGTTCTCTTGTTTGTTGTTGAATGGTCCAACACCCCAAGTGATGATCTGTTTAGTGTTGAAGTCTTGAATAGTGATCAACAACAGTTCTTCACTGACACTCTCAACATCAGGGAAGCCATACTCAGATTTGGTCTCGATGTCGATGGTTACCAGATTGATCTTTGCAATATCAAACTCAATCTGTTCTTCGGGATAGTAATCAGAGATGTACTGATAAATGAAACGTTCAAAACCATAAATGTTAAAACCATCCACGTTATCGTACTTCTTCATGAAGTCACGGGTTTCGCGGATGGTTCCAGGACGAACAGGTTCTACTGGTTCACCTTCAAGAGTGCGATATTTACTCTTCTTGTTTTTTGCAGATACAAACAGGGTGGGATTGAAAACCTCCCTGTTCATATACCGTTTACCATTTTCATAACCACGGACCAACATTTGGTCCCCAACCATTTGAACGTTCGTATAAAATCGCATCAGGTAATCTTCAAGTAATGATCAAGGAGTTCTTTCGTTGGTTCTACAAACGTGAGAACGTCATCCGACCTCATCAGTATAACATCTTGTGAGGTAAAATCCAACCATGGAACAATTCTATTCTCTGCACGTTCGTTGGGGCAACCAGGTTTTGTTAGAACTTCATATGGTTTAATCAGTTTACAATCTGGTTCCCCAATATCACCACCAACTTCTGCAACTTCAGAGATCAATACTGTTTTGTTCTTCAAGAATAGACATTGTACGTTCTTTTGCATTTAATTGTGCCTCATATGATGTTTTCAATTTTTCAAGTGGATTGCAAATTGTAACTACCCAGTCTGCAGGAATTTGAAACTCTTTGTCTTCAGAAAATGGTTGCCACTTAACAAAGTTAACACTAACACGACTAGGATCTTCTTCCTCATTCAGTGTCATGGTTCGTGACAAACTAAGGGATCTGGGTTCTTTTAAAAGGAACCCGATGATTTTTTGTTTTCCATCTTCTTCAAGAACAAGTTCTTTTACGTCAGCAATGACTTCTTCTGAAGATCTAAGAACTACTAATTGTACCGTCATCTTTTTCTCCAAATTATAAAAGGGGTTACCCAAAAAGGCAACCCCACTGCATGGCACGCAGGTGTAAGTATTTAGAGGTAATCCTTACGAGCATGATGTTCGGGAACTATTTTCCCAAGTACGATCCGTAGAAGTCCGTCTTCGAATACAACGTCCCTGACTTCTGTGTCGTCGGATAAAGTCCACGCTCGTCGAAAACTTCTTTGAGCCAATCCCTTGTGGATAAACGTCCTCTCTGTCTCGGCGTCCACCTTTTGTCCTTCGACAAAAAGTTTTCCATACTCCGTGTATACATGAACTTCCTCCTTTTTAAATCCAGCTAGTGCAAGTTCTAAATGGGATTCAACATTATTTACCTGAATAAGGTTGTAAGGTGGATAATTTGTTGTAGTTTCGTGAAGATTAAAAAGTCGATCAAAATATTCATCCATTCCAATACTGTTACGTGTGATCCTTTCCATCAGGGCAGGCAGATCCGCAGCAGTATACCTTGTGAGGTTTGTCATTATGGTAGCTCCTTTAAAAGCGAGTTTGTGTTTTGTGGACCCTTACGGCATCCAATACTAATTATAAGAGCAATAAAAAAGGACGGTGGCGAAAACACCGTCCATATAGTAGCGTATATTCCGTATGTATAGTGTCGCGCACGAAAAGCGACGTACTATTTATTCAGTTTCTTCTACTTTTTTCTTCTTACCAATGTTGTACTTAGTTTCCAGAGCCCACTCATTCTTCTCTTTGTAAGAAAGAACTTTGATCTGGTTTAAAGGTGCAACTTCAGCAACCGTTTCTTCCTTCACAACATCAATCAATCCCCAGTCACACAGAAGTTGAGTGATACGATTGCGACGTTGAACATCATTCACTGTCAGGTTGGCCTTCTTACCATCAAGGGCAAACAGTTCCTTAAAGTGAACGATAAAATACTTACCCTGTTTATGCAGGATATGACATGATTGATAGAGTTTTTTCTCCTTGCGGGATGCAACTCCGATACGGGTCAAGGTCTCACGAACCTTGAGAAAATCATCTGGTTCTCTCAAAGTCACTTCCACCATTTTATCAGGAGACCAACGAACCTCAGGTTCCGCGATACTCATTGTTTTCCTCCAGTCTCAAGTTTAGATCTAATAAATGCAAGTTGTTCAGGAGATAAAATACGGAGGGCTTGTTGTGCCTTTTCATTACTATAACCATAGTAAGATTTAACTACATCAAGATCCTTGACTTTATCCTTACGGAGCCAGGGAGAAAATCTCTTCCTTTTCCTGACACTATTTAGATAAAAGTCATATTGCAGTTTTTTGTCTAAGAAGTGAGACATATTCATCTCATTTGCATAGAGGACAGTATCAAGATGTCCAGACATGCATTTGTTGATGATGAACGGAGGGTACTCTTTTTCTAGTAAGGGATCTTCCTCTACCAAATCATTCTTGTTCTGGTTAATTGAATTTAACCAATCCTTTAATTCCAAGGTCACATCTCCATAATGAAAGTAGGGGGCAGAGCCCCCATTATTCTATTGTATCAAACTTCTACCGTGATCAGTCGGTTGGCATAATCATGGGCATAGTGTGTACGGGCACCATGATGCCCCCAACCAATCCAACTATACGCATAGTCCATATAGCGGTTGATCGACTTACCAGGAGTTTTCATCAGGTTTTCGATACGTTGCCATTGAACTTCATTCGTAAGATAACGAAGTTGCGTTTGAAGTGATGATGGTGAACCACCATACTTCTTAGCGAAATCACCCAATCCATAATAACGGTTGGCAGATGTCCATTGGATCAGTCCATAGCCGCGGCCGCAGCCATTATAACTGGTCCTTGCACCACCTTCACAGATATTAGGCACGAACATAGATTCTTGCTTAATGTTACCCATGATGGTAGCGAGGGCGTTTCTGTCAGTAATACCTTGATCTTGCAGGAACGCAAGAGTAAGGCTTTCATTCTCATTACACCCTTTACAAATTAACCTTGTCTCTTTAGGTTTTTCGGGAGCAACCTCTCTGGTCGCTGTCTTCTTTTCATCTACAAGTTCAAACTCTTTAATGATAGAGAAGGGAGGCGGTGGCCCCTGCATCTTGTAGTTGACGAATGGCAGTGTTGCCGTTGCGGTTGTAACCGTTGCCATAAGAGGCAGGGCTACTGAAAGGAATTGTGGCACTAAAACAAATAGAACTCGACATCCGTATAGAGAAAGGGGTACACCTTCTTCTCAGAGGGCAATCTCCACGGCTCTAAAATCAAATCAAAGTCTCATAATAAAAAACCCACCAACGGAGGTGGGTTCTTACATAATAAGTTACTATTTAGTTTTTGTCAAGACATTCAAAAGAATTTGATTGGCAATTTCTCTTGAAGTTGTTTTACTCCTTTAGGCATAACCGACTCTATAATCTCACGTTTCGCTTGTTCCAACAGAGTTTCTCTGTTCATATAAGCATAAACACCCGCACCAACCGCAGATGCACTTAGTACAAATGAGGCGACTGCTAATACATTAAATACTTTTTGCATCATGCTCCTGTGCGTGGTTGTACAAACCCCTCACCCTCTTCACCTTCTACTTTAGTTTCAAGGGCTTCTACTCTCTCTTCAAGAGATACATCTCTAGAAGGAGCCGCAGCAACCTCATCACTCCAAACTGGCGCAGGGTCGGTTATAACATATTCTGTTTTTGGTTCTTCTCTCTTGGGTTCATGGTCATCATCATCACCCTTCTTCATGGTGTTAATACCAAAGGTTGCAGCAGATGCAGTGAACACCGTTGCAATAAAGGTAGGATCCATTTTGGATAACATACCTGCATAACTTGCGGTAAGAAGTGCGGCAGACCAACTCAAGATCGCAATACGAATTAATTGTCCCAAAGCGTTTTCCTTTTTCTTGTTATTTAAGAATTCCATTGTAGTGTTTGAGTGAAGTTAACCTTTTTTCCAAGCTTCACCTTCCGCCTTCCTTCTACGGGCAAGACCTGCTTCTACATTGGAACCAGGATTTCTGTAGAGATACAGCGCATCGGGAACCAAATCCCATTCTTTGTTCTTCAGTCGTTTAGTGATAGTGTTGAAGTTATCTCCACCATAGAAGCCTGCACCTAAGTTATAGGCAAACGACAATAATGCACCACGTTTACCATCCGTCATTTCATTCCAGTGTGGAATTTTGCGAAGTGAGGGAAGGAACTGGTTCTTGCACTGACTGATCAAAAGATCATCAGCCTCTTGTTGAGTGATCGTATCACCCAGTTGGAATGGTGATCCATCCTTCTTACGGGTTGAACCCCAACCAATCGTGATTGGCAGTCCGCCTGTGAGGGGATCAGGGTACGCCTTGAGATGGCATCCCTCAAACTCTTTAATCAGTTTGAGGCCCATCATGGGCATATCGTCACCACCAACTACAGGAGCTGCAGCAGCGGCAGGGGCTGGTGCAGCACTAGACTTTTTTCCGCGATAGATTTCTGCCCAATCAATATTGTCCTCAAGGAACTTGACGGGAAGATTATCTTCTAACCACTGCACAGCTTTGACGTGGTTGGGGTTTCTTTCGTCGTAGAACTTAAAGAAGTTGTGTAAATCGATCCTTGCCATTGGTTTTCTCCTCAGTCAAAAATTCTACCCCAACCATCGTTACCACCAGGGCACCAACGATGTTTGAGAACGGCTTTGGTGTAAATGGTCTTCTTACCATTTGTCACTGGACCAGTATAGTTATCATTGAGAGAACCATATGGATCATTGATGTAGTATCCCTTTCCATCTGGAGTCTTACCAATTACCACACACATGTGGCCACCAGTAGGATTGGTCAGTGATCCACGGTGAAGAATACCAATGACGACTGGTTTACCAGCGTCAAGGCTCTTGTCAATATCACTGAATGAAAGGTTGTAACTGAAATGTGACTTAACACCATACGCAGCAAGGACTTTAGTCTGTACTGCGTGGTCGGTTGTATCACCGATTTCGAATACCTTTTTGACGTATTCGTCGTCACCTTTAATGGCACCAGGTTTAAAGAATGACAAACACATTGCACAGGAAGAACTGTTACAAGTTCTGTGTGCGTCTCTATAATTATCTACTTGATTGTAATACGGAACTGCAAGAACTTCTGGTGTAGGTGGCTTAGTTCTATAAATTCCAATCCACTCACTCTCAGAATCATCCATGAACTGTGCGGGAAGATTATCTTCCAGCCATTGAACTGCAGCTACATGGTTCGCATTACCATCATCATAATACTTGAAAAAGTTATGAAGATCTAATGTCATATGTTGAGAATATGGCTAGTCTATTTAGAATTATCGAATGATATCAATCTCCATATCTTTAGTCCAAACCTCCAATTCTGTACGGAGATTACCCTCTTCCTTTAACTTGGCATAACGTTTCGCAGCCATCTTCTTCCACTTCTCTACCACGTTCTCCATATAGAACTTATCAAAGTTCTGTGGGTTCTCTACCAATTGAGTATCCTCACCACGAAGAACCTCACGAACATTTGCAAAACCATAATCAGAAAAGTATGTACGTTTCTTCTCAGTCAATGCAGTTGCACTTGCAATTGCATCCACAAACTCTTTGAGTTTGTCACCAGAA